TTCTACAATTTGTTTTGTAGATCCGTAATACGTTTTCCAATCAGATTCCTTTTGAACTACCTCGGTTGTGGGTTTACGTCCTCTTCCGGTATGCTCAGCCAATTCTTTTTTGGTTAATTTACGTTTAACGTTGTGATATAGCGATTTTTTTCCAATATACGATATCCCACTTGAATTGTGAGTAGTAATGTATATAAAACCGAATGTTCCTTGAGGCATATCCTCAATTGAGCTAATAACTTGTTCATTGTATAACCACATAATTTATCTATCTATGTTTATAAGTATTGTAGTATCTGTTGTTGTTGATGTTGGTAATGGTTGAGCTAACTTTCCTACGGCTAATAAGTTTTGATTGTTATCATATAACCCTACTGTTGTTACATAAGGGCTAAAATAAGAACCAGTAACAAAACTATAAGGAGTACCATCGGTTGAACCTGATATTATTGATGGGTTTAGACTAAAATTAAATTCATTTTCCCTTAAAGTACATTTATATTGGGTTTCATAAATTGTAAAGGATGAAGAAAAGGAACATGTAACATTAGAAGAACTTATAAAATTTTCTAAAAATGGGTTTCCATCAGCTCCGTAAATAGCAGTACCATAAATTCCGGTTCCATAAATTCCACCTCCAGATGCATCATTATCTTTTGTTAATAATATTAAACCATGTTGATATATTATGTTACCAACATATCCACCATCATAAGAAAAATATATATTACCATTTCCATCATCTGATATACTTCCTGAGGGAGTTGAAAAGGTAAAAGTACCGGGTTGGATATAATTTCCGTATAATTTTGATGGAATAGAAATTACTCCTATTATTGAATCTGAGGCGGTAGGAAAATATCTATAATATGTTAAACTTGTTTGTAAATAATTATAAAATCTACCATTAGATGATGCAGGACCTGTTATTGTATTTCCAGCAACATCGTATCCAGGATATAGACTTGAGGTTGAAGGATTATCTCCATAACTAGAACTTAAATAATTTGAATAATAAAGTTGTTGAGTAGACTGATAGACTAATCTTTGATATTGAGTAGATACATATCCGGTAGTGGGATCTGTTGTTGTATTAAAAGAACCGGTTATATTTTTTCCTAAAAATCTATCAATCCCAACATCAGAAGCTGTAAATTCGGTAGCACCCTTAAAAGTAAATGATTTATTTACCTCAAAGGGTGTGACAATAATGTCGGAAGATAAAAATTGTTTGTAAGCACCCATTCATTTTAGAAATCTAACTTAACACGAACTAAGGCTTCTTTAGTAAAGTCTTTAACTAATGGTCTAGATAATTTTGCTACTGCTAATAACTCGTTTGTATCATTATATAATCCTACAGTTGTAATATATACTTGAGGACTATTAATAAATTCAGGATAAATAACTTCACCAGTTGACCCTGAAATAAATGATGGGTTTTCTGAGTAATTAAATTCTGAGCTTCTAGGTCTTACAAATATATAATCTGAAGTGATAGTTTCTTCTGAATTTAATATGAATGAGCTTGCTCCTGAGGAACTTATAGCTCTAAATAACTGTGCATTTGCGTTTGTTGCAGATGAATAAGCTAATGTTCCTGGGTAAGCTGAACCACTATAAACCAATCCAATTCCACCACTAATAGCGGGGGCTGCTAAAGCTAAAGGATTTAAAATAATAGTTCCAATATCAGGTAATAACCAACCATATGAACCAGAGTTAGATGAGTATCCCTCAGCCGTAGTTGCTGTTGATGTTGATCTAACACCTGCAGATCCAGATATTAATTGGTATACTCTACCTGCTTGATTAAATACTGTAGAAGATATATAATTACTATTATCTGTTAAACTAATAGGACCCGTGCTTCCTGATAATTTTAGGGTCATCGATCCTAAAAATATTTTTTCTTTATATCTAGCTCTATCTATTGGTAAAGCAAAGAATTCAGAAGCAGTTATTGTACCAAAAACAAAATCAGTACTTTCATCACCTATAACTAAATTTTGGTATTGTCCATAAATAGTAGAAGATGGTGATTTTCCATTAACTAAATTATTATAGTTAGCACTTCCACTACCATTAGAATTACCATAAGCAATAGCAAATTCTGAGGATGCGGTTTGTGATGATGTAATGAATATATTTAAATAATAATTACCTGATGATCCTAGTGCTTGAACAGATGAGGTAAAAAATGTAGTTAAAGTAGGTGATCCATTTGACCACAATGTTGAGGAAATGGAGTCAGCGCTTATTACAAAATCGTCAGCTTCTAATCTTTTAAATGACATGTTTTTTTATTATTAAGATACTTTATTTACGATTACAGGAATAGTTACTCTAGCACCACTATCTCTACCTTCAATTGTTAAAGTAGCTTGAAGTTGAGTTTGTGAACCAAATAAACTGTTTATAGTAGTAGCTCTTATATTTAATGAAGTTCCTACTACAGTTTTAGATACATTAGTTCCTATTGTAGTGGACGAATTTAATGCTTGAGCTTGAGGAGTATTAACACCAACACCTTCAAAAGTAGAAGTTAATCTAGAATCAGAAATTGTAAATGTATATCCACTAGACTCAATTGTATTACCTCCAAAATAATTTAATGTTTGAGGATCAATAACTTGAGATTGACCTTGTTTTAAATTTACAATATTAACAGTAGCTAAAATAGGTAATTTTGCGGTTCCACGAGGTAAAGTAGTTAACTTATACTTCATAGTTTGAGTTTCTTGAGGAAAAGCCTCAAGTAAAGGCATGTTTTGTAATGCTTCTCCATAGTAAGCAGAACCTGAAGGGTGATTTGGATTATACAAAGTATAATCAATTTCATCATCAGCTAAAGAAAATTGAGTGATTTTAAATGAACCATCATTTTTAGCTAATAATTCTCTTCCTTTTGTTGTTAAGATAGCATCTATTGTTACTATCGAATTATTTAAATATCCCATTTCGTGTTAAATATTTTGTTATAAATATGTACTTTTTTTATTTTTATGATATAATTCCTGCTTTTTTAGCTAACTCATAGGGGTCATATTTTGGATTAAAGTTTTCAGGTATTAAAAATCCTGGGTCTCCGTATGAGGGATTATTTTTAATCAAAATAAAAGATTCATTAGGTACTCTACGCATTATTCTTATGTTTTGTGATAAGCTTGAAGTTAAAGCAATATTTTGAGTAAAAGAATAATTATTAATAGAAGGAGATAATACTATACTAGAAGATACATTATTATTAGAACCAGTAACTATATTTGCTATTTGGAATAAACCTCCCCCATTAAAAGTTCCATCTAAAGAAGCAGAATTTGATACACTATATGAAGCGGTAGTACCAAATCTTATAAAATCTCCATATTGAAGAGGAAGATAAGTATCAGTGTAATTAATTTTTATATCAGTAGAATCATTTACATACTGTCCTGTGTTTTTATTAAAAATACTAACTCCTTTATAACCACTAAAATAAAAATATTCTATAAGGCCAGCAGATGAAGAAGGATTTGATAATGAATATATCCAACTAGTTGAATTAGTCGCTAATGAGCCACTATCATTTAAAGTATTTAAACTGGAGGAATTAAAATATAATTCAAATCCTTGACTTGTTCCTTGATTAGTAGATGATAAAAGTATTGGGTTTTGACTTCCGGTTGTTAATAATATAGTTTCATACAACGCTCCACCTTCAATAATATCTACTTTTATAGAACTACTTCCAGCTGAGTATACTGCTGGGAGTATACTTGCTTTGGTTCCTTTAATAAAGGTATTTTCAATAACAAATAAGTTATTATTGTTAGTAGTTAAAGGAATAGCAATACCGTCAACCCCAATTAAATAAACTCCATGTAAGTTTCCTCCTCCGGGGTATTGTGGGTTAGAACCTCCAATCCAATCAAAATAAATAAAGTAATTAGAAAATTGATCAATAGGATATCCGGGAGCAATACTAGAGGGAGCATAATAAGATGAAGAATTTAAACTACCTATGTTTCTACTTCCATTGTATCGTGGATTAATACTACGTTTTAAAGTATAATTTGATTCAGGAACAGGAAAACGAGTTGCACTACCCGAAAGGATATTTTGTAAGTTTACTGCTATATTTTGAGATGTTGAATAATCTACATCCATATAATATGGATTTGGTCTATTAGTTAATACATTGTTTAATAAAGGATCAGCATCATAAGCATCTATTATATACTTACTTATATAAACATCTTTTACAGCTGATGTATCCGAACCACTTCTAATAAATCCTAATGGAAAATATGGATTTTTAACTTCAATTAATTCAGTACTATTAGTAACTGTTAATCCAGTATTGTTAACTGGGGTTGTGTAAAATGTATTACCTAATCCATCTTTTAAGGATAAACTTGTTCCCGTTCCGGATTGGATTTGATAAAAGAATTGTACGTAATATGTTTGATCGTAATCAAAATCAAAATTAATTTTTTGAAGTGAGGTATTTCCTACATTTATTAAACTACCTACCTGCCAAGAACCTATCTGAGATAATGAAATACCGAATCCAACTTCCCCGTCTGTTACAACAACATCTGATCCTGAAAATTCACCATTAAAAAATTCATCTTCAGAACTGTGAATAAAAGGAACAGAACCACTTATAGTATTATTTGCTCCACTCCAACTCTGAGTTACTATGGATGTAATATTAAAAGCACCTCCATTAGAACCAGTAATATCATACATATCAATAGATGCTGTATAGAGTGATTGAGTATATTCTACCTGTGGTACCGGATATTTATTTCTTTCTAATAAATGTTGTTTAATTACAACCCCAGAAGCTAAAGATGATTTAGCTGGAGTGTAGTCTTGGAGCATTTTGAATAATGAATTATCAAAAGAATTGATTAATCTTAAGTAATCATTCCAATCATAATTTTGTGAGTATTTTGAAAAATACAAATTACGCAAAGCATCTAATGCTGGGTAAGAAGTATCTGATGATGATATTTGTCTTGGGTCTCCTATATAATCTCCAATATTAAAATATCCTAAAGTTGACATTATATCCTCATTAATTTCGTTTTGAGGAGAGAAAGCAATTTCAGTATAATTTACATCTTCTGTATAAGTAGATCCAGTTGTATTTTGTTGGACGGATTGAAAAGTAGACAAAACATCACCACTAGGAATATTAGGTTGTGAAAATGAAGGTGGTAATGTTGTATTTTGAGTAAAAATTTTATTAGAAACGATATTTTGAATGCCTACTGGAGGTTGATCAAAGTATACTATTTCTTTATTAGATACAAATAAAGGATTGTTATAATAAAAATTATTTGTGCTAGCAAATGATGAAGTAGTAATCCAAGATCCTGTTACTTTAGGATGTATAGAGGATGAGCCTGTATATAATTCTCCACCCAAAGAAGCTCTAAATGCTAAATATTCACTCTGCTCAATTGAGGAGGGATTCATAACATAAGCATTAAAAGTACTTTCTGAGATTGGTTTTGTGTAGTATCTTAATTCTTGTAAAGATCCTGAAAATGGGGAATATGTTGGTAAAGATGATGTACCCAAATAACTTATTGAACTTCCACTCCATAAAGAAGAGGTTAATAATGTTGTTAAACCTTGAAAACCAATAATATTATCACCATCAATTTTATTTTTAGCGAATAATTGAAAACCACTGCTTCCACTATTTACTAAAACAGACCACCAACTATCATTAAAGAAAGGTAAATAAATACTTGCTGATGTTATTCCTCCAACTATAAGTTTTAAAGTGCCATATTGATTATAAGTACTAGCTATTGATCCTGAATATGATCCTGATGTTAATCCTGAACCTGTATATTCTAAAAATATACCAACATTGTTAGAATTAAGAGACCATAAACTTTGAGAATAATTTGTTGGGGGGATTGATTCGGCTTTAAATCTAAACTCAACAGCTCCCGGATTATTGTTAGGAGCATTCCATGCTGAATTTAAAGTAAATGAAGATGATACAAAATTAGATCCTGAGGATTTTAAAGCATAATTATATTCATTTTGCCAACTGTCCCATGTATTTGGGTTTTTATCTTTACCACCAAACTCATTAATTCTTAAAATAGTATCAGGAACACCAAAAATATTAATTAATGATCTTAAACCTTGTACTGTACCTTTTTTCTTAAGTAAATAAGGTAATGAATGGTAAAGTTTTTTATAAGTTAATTTATGAAAATCATCAATTGTAGGTATTTGTGATGATGATATAGAAGAAGTTACATAATTAGTAATTAAAGCACTTCCTGTTGGTAATAATAATCCTCCATTAGGATTTAATCCTATTAAAGAATTATAAATATTTTCTGCTGTAAAATTACTACCA